GCGACGGCGCCGTTGCGGCGGGGGCTGTGGGGGCGGCTGCGTTGGCTGGTGCGCGGGGTCTGATGCCGAGTCCGTATGCGTTCACGGTGGGCGGGGAGACGTTCTTTGACCCGCATAGTGGGCCGGGGTGCTGGTGCGGGCAGGCGACGTGTACGGCGACGCAGTTGACGGCGTTGCAGCGGATTGCGCAGCGGGTGCGGTCGGGGGGGAAGCCGAGCAAGTTTTTCCTGCGGGGAAATCGGGGGAGCGGGAAATCGGTGCTGGTGCGGAAGGGGCTGTGTCATGCGTTGGCGATGGCGCTGCCGGGGCTGACGTATGTGACGGTGCGGCGGAACATGCCGGACCTGAAGCTGAATCACCTGCGGTTTCTGGGCGGGGAGATGCGGCGGCTGACGGGGCGGGATGAGTCGTGGAACAAGACGGACGCCCAGGCGACGTATGGCAACGGGTCAATGGGGTTCTACCGGCAGTGCGAGGACGAGGCGGACGTCGAGAAGATCGTCGGCGCGGAGGCGGTGATCTTGTTCATCGACGAGGCGCCGCAGATCAAGTGGGAGCATTTGCGGACGATTGCCCCGTCGTTGCGCGTGGCGCAGGGGCCGGATGGGACGCAGCCGTTCTGGCCGGTGGAGATCTATTGCGGGAACCCGATGGGGGAGTCGATCGACGAGCTCGATCACTACTTCGTCGACAAGGACGTGGATCCGCTGGAGGATCCGCTGTATGACCCGGACGACTGGTGCCTGATTGACATTCACCGGAAGGACAACCCGTCGATTAATGAGGGGGAATACCTCAAGCAGTTTGCGGGGGTGCCGGCGCATTTCCGGGCGGCGTGGGTGGACGGCGTGCGGATGGACAGCCGGGCGCTGTTCGACGTCTCGCCCACCAAAGATGGGCGGCCGTATCACTACATCCAGGAGCTCCCGACGATCGATGGGGTGCCGCTGCTGCGGGTACCGTGGATCCAGATCTTCCGCTGCTTTGACATGGGCTATTACCCGGATCCGGCGGTGTGTGTCTGGCTGGCGGTGATCGGGAAGCGGGTCATCGCGATTGCGGAGGAGACCTGGTTTCGCACGATCGCCAAGGATCTGGCGGCGGCGATGGTGCAGCGGACGACGGAGTTGGTCGGGGACACGCCGTGTGCGATGACGTATGTGGACCCGGCGATCAACATCAAGACGGGATCGGACACGGTGACGGTGATGGACACGCTGGAGATGCACGGCGTGCCCTGTGAGGCGTCGATCAACGACCGCGTGCTGTACGCGGATGCGATTCATGGGTTGCTCGGGGAAGAGATCGAGCCGGGGGTGCCGCGGTTTCAGGTGTATGAGCCGGGCTGTCCAATGCTGGCGAAATACCTGCCAAAAATGCGGTGGGACGAGAAGCATCCGCGGAAGATGGCGGATCACAAGTTCGATCACTGGATTGTGGCGCTGGCCTACTTTGCGATTTCGTCAGGGGTGTTGAGTCTGACGGCCAAAGAGGACGTGTCGCGCGAGCCGGTGTGGCAGCAGTGGTTACGGGAGGACGGGATGCGCCGTCCGCAGAGGAGACGAGCATGAGTGGAGAGATCAGCGAATCGGCCGCCCCGGCCAGCACCCACGACATCGCCGCCGCGGCGATCGAGACCGCCGAAGCGCAGGCGAGCAGCGCGAGCGAGACGGCGCCGGCGGCCGAGACGACCGCCACGGTCCCGGAGACGACGGCCGCCCCCGTGGTGGATCTGAGCGAGGCCGCGAAGTTCCTGCAGACCAAGGGGCATCGGGCCAAGACGCAGGACGGCCGCGATACGTGGCTGAAGTTCAACACCGTCGAAAAGTTCCTCGACGACTACGTGAGCCATCACCGGGGCTCGTGGGATACCCGCTATACCGACTTGGAGAAGCGCGCGAAGGCCCTCGAGGCCGAGCAGCAGGAATACCTGCAGGCGATTCGGGGGGACGAAACCGCGTTCCTCACCGAACTGGCGAAGGTCGATCCGCGCTACGCCCGGTTCCTCCAGGCGCAGACGGCGGCGGCCGCGGAGACGGGGACCGGGGATCCCAAGCCGGAACCCGATCTGGATCTCGGGAACGGCGCCAAGACCTACAGCGTCCAGCAGCACGAGAAGCTGGCCGAGTGGATCGCCCGTCGACTGATCGACGAGCGCCTGAAGCCGATCGAAGAACGCGACAAAGCCGCACGGGAACGGGCCGCGCAGGCCCAGGCCGTCGAACAGGTGCGGACCCGCGCCGTCTCGCAAATCGAGGCGGCGAAGCAGTGGCCGAACTGGGCGGAGTACGAAGCCGACGTGCTCAAGGCCCTGCAGGCGGATAGTGAGGCCGCGCAGGCGGAATCACGCCCGCCCCGGATGACGCTGCGGGAAGCCTACCTCGAGGTCCATGCGAAGTATCTCGCGGCCGACGACACGACAAAGCGCCAGCGGTTGATCGACGAGGCGAACAAGGCGGCCAAGAGCACGGCCGTGACGAAAGGCGGCGTCGAGTCGACGCGCCCGGCGGCCCCACGGTCGACGGCCGACATCGCGCGCGCCACGATCGCGCAACTGGAAGGCGCACAAAGATCTTGACACGGCAAAGTCCTGTGGTGTAGCGTCACCATCACGTCTCGCTGTGTGACGTCAGACACAGCCCCTCGCTCGATCTTCGGCCCCTGCCGCCGTGACAGCAGGTTTTCGGGTGCTCCCCGTTACTGAGCGCAACCGACAACCGCGACTTTCATAGGAGCACGGGCTATGTCCGTACCGTTCACACAACTGGTCGCGACGACCTACGATGCCGTCGTCAACGAGCGCAACAAGGCAGCCGACCAGTGGTCGGATACCTCCTGCCTGAACTTTCTCGAAAAAATCGGCGGCGTCAAGCGCATCACCCCTGGGGCGACGCTGCAGATGGCGCTCGACTACCGCTCGAACTCGGGCGGGGATTTCCTCGCGACCGATACCACCGCCACCTCAACGTCGAAGACCGATGTCCTGACCGCCACGGGTCCGTCGTGGGCGACGCTGGTCGTCCCGACCAATTGGACCTTCACTGATGAAGCCCTGAACAACGGGGATTCCAAGATCGATCTGATCGCCGGGCTGGTCGACAACACGCTGACCACGCACGACTACATGATCGAGCAGGGGATGTTCGCGACCACGGGCGGCACCGATGGCTTCGCGACGTTCGTCGATCTGTTCTCGGAAGACGGCACGGGCACGGTGCAGGGCATCGTCGCCGGCACCGAGACGTGGTGGAAGAACCAGTTCAAGGACTGGGGCACCGATACCGGCGCGACCCTGCTGGCCGATTACAACACGCTGTATTTCGCGTGCGCGAAGGGCTCGAGCGGCCGGCAGCCCAATGTCATCGTCGCCAACTCCACCCTCTACGGATCGTATGTGGCGGCCCTGACCCCGCAGCAGCGGTTTACCAATGCGGATAGCGCGACGTCGGGCTTCGGCACCGTGAAGCACATCAACGCCGACTACATCTACAGCTCGGTCATCACGACCGCGCAGGATTCGGCGTGGATGTTTAACACCAACGACACGGCGCTGTTTGTGGCGAAGACGGCGTGGCGGAAGCGCCGGGCGCCCGTGGATCTCAGCGCCGCGGCGATGGTGAACCAGAAAATCTACTCGGTGCTGCAGCTTGCCACGCGCAATCGCTCGCGCGGCGGCGTGCTGTTCACGTAGGAGGACGCGATGGCCGCCTACTGCATCGATCCTCGCGGCGCGGCGGGTGCGCCGGGAGAAGTGCATAGCACGCAACTGAACACGGTGGGGGTCGTCCGGGAGTTCTCGGACGGCCACTACATCTACCTCGCGGGCGTGACGGGCACGGTCAGTGGGGACTTTATCTGCTTCAAGCCGGGGGTCTACACGACCGCTCGACTGACCACGGGCATGCGCGGCAACGTCGCGATTGCGACGGCGGCCGTGGACGCGACGACGAAGTGGGGCTGGTTCGGCTACGTCGGCAGCTTCGCGGCGAACTGTCTCTCGGCCACGCTGTCGAATGGGTTCCTGTTCGCGACGGCAACAGCTGGATCCGCAGAAGACGCGCTGATCAAAAACGAGCAGATTCGTGGCGCGACGGCCACGGGTGCGCCAGTGACCACGACAGGCGGCGGATCGCAGACGGTCGTGATTGATCGGCCGACGGTGGGCAACAGTTCGGAGTCAGCGTAACGCATGAAGAGTCCGGGGGCAGACCTGCGCAAGTCGGTGATCCTACTCGGGTACCGGCACACGGTGGAGAGCCCTCGGACCCGCTATCCCGAAGCGGAGTTGTGGGGCCAATCGAACAGCATCCCCAATTGGGATTACCAGTTGTTTGATTGGTCCCGCTGGTTTGATGTGCATACGCTGCGACCGCAAGGCGACTATGCGGGGATTCAACTGCTCCGGCCGCACGTCCTGGACTGGTACCAGAAGCAAGGCCCGGAGCGGCCGATCTACTTCGCGGAACACATCCCGAGCGTGCGCGCGTCGACGGTGTATCCACTCGCGGCGATCGAGGCGCAGTTCGGGCGCGGTCGTTTCG